CAATTGAACCAGAATTTATTGGCGGATTTATTGATTAATTCAACGGGATTGTTTATATTTATTGTTGTAGGTTAGTTATATAGTTATAATGTTCCCGTTACCTACAGTTGTTTTTATATCCTAATCCCCTATCAAATATCTGACTCTCTAATTTTGATAGGGGATTTTTAATTATTATCTTCAAATATTTTGCAGAACAAAATCAATTCAGTATCTTTGTTATATGAAAGACAGACAAGAATACCTATTCAATAATTCTCTTATTCGTGGAATCATGGGAACTCTAAATAGAGTGGAAGATAAAGATTCAGCATATCAATATTTAATGGATGTAACGAACTCAATAACTGAAGATGATATAATTCCATTACTTCGTGGTAAAAGTTCAACAGAACTTATGGAAATTAACTTAAAGGTTGGTTCATACCTTAAGCCAAACCTTTGTAATTCAACAATAGATTCATTAAGTGCAGAATCTTATGAATCTTACTCAAAATACAAGGGGGATTAATTGATTTATATAAAATAAAATCCTATATTTATATATAACTTTAAAAATAAAAACAATGTGTTATCTAAACGACGCTATGATTGAGCAAACAAAAACAATCAAACAAATTACTCAAGATGAGGTATTAGAAATAATGTTTAATCAAGAACAAGAACAATTCTATGAGAAGTATTTCAAAGACCTACAAGACTCTATGAACGAACACTATAAAGAAATGGAGGTAGAAGATGCCACAACAATCTAAAGACAGAATGATAGCTGTTCAATCAAGTTTAAAACTGGTAAACGAATGGTCGGGAAATTGCGGAAAATGTTTGACGATTAAAGAGTTGGTGCGAATCTCTGACGTACTATCCGACTTTATTGTTGATGGTTATTCAAAAGAACTTGGAGATGTATTGGACAAAATCCAAGACCATCTTGACAATAAGAAATAATATTATTGTTCAAAGAGGTGTGGTATTTATTATTACACCTTTTTAGTTTATGAAACAATGTTGTATATGTAATGAGTTTAAAGATGAAAGTTCTTTTAGTAAAAATAACCATAGTAGCGACGGCTTATTAAAAAAATGCAAACCCTGTCTAAGAATATACCTCAAAGATTTGAAAGATGGTATTAAACTTTCTGACGAAGAAAAAACTAATATCTTAAAAACAGCAAGATTAACTGGTTTAATTAATATCAAAGAAAATACAAATAAGATGTTAAAAGTGATTGGATACGAACCCGATTCACTTCTCTCAATTCACGAACAATTCCTAATCAAACATCCGCATATTCTCAAGTAATACTTAATTTTTATATAAGATTTAAATTATGAAATTACAAAATAAAATAATACAAATTGATTGTATTGAAGGTATGAAAAAAATACCTGACAACAGTATTGATACAATTGTTGCTGACCCACCATATAACATTGGAAAAGACTTTGGTAATGATTCAGATAAACAAGATATGGGGGATTATTTAATATGGTCTCAAGAATGGATAAAAGAGGCTAATCGAATTTTAAAAAATGGTGGTTCGTTATTTATTTACGGATTTAGTGAAATTTTGGCTCACATTTTTGTACAAATACCTGAAAAAAATAAAAAATGGTTGATTTGGCATTATACAAATAAAACAACCCCAAGTTTAAAAGATTGGCAGAGAAGTCATGAGTCAATCATACATATATGGAAGGGAGATAAGAAAAATTTTAATTTGGATGATGTTAGGGAACCATATACGGATACATTCATTAAAAATTCTGTTGGTAAAGTTAGAAAATCAACTAAAGGTAGATTTAGTAATGGAGATAAAGAGACCATCTACAATGCAAATGAAAATGGAGCTCTTCCACGAGATGTTTTTAAAATACCTGCATTAGCAGGAGGGGCAGGAGGAAACCAAAGATGGTTTTATTGTCATGATTGTGGAGACGCGTTTAATCCAAAAGAGAAAAAAAACCATGAGGGACACAATATATTTACCCACCCAACTCAAAAACCGTTTGAACTTACCACTAAGTTATTTAAATCTTCAATACCTAAAACTGAAATACCAAAAATAGTAGTCCCTTTTGCTGGTTCTGGAAGTGAATTAGTTGTTGCAAAAAATTTGGGTTGTGAGTTTGTTGGTTTTGAATTGAACAGTGATTATGTTATATTTGGTAATTCTTGGTTAGATAAAATATAATTTTTTTGACTTCTTAATTTTTATATAAGCTTTAAATTTTACTTGTGTTAAAAACACGCCTATATTTATAATAAATAAAAAGAGTATGGGCTGTAATTGTAAAGGAGGCAAAGAACAGAAATTAAATAACTTGGATTCCAATGACCACCTTCAAGTTGCCTTTGACGCATATAATATTGTTGTCAAAGAAAAAGAAGTATCTGATTATAACGATACTGATAAAACAATTGTTATGTCAGCATTTTATTCTGTATACCCAAATGCAAAAGGTACGGTTACACCTGAACACGCAGCACTAACAATAACAAATTTATATTCACAACATCATGGATAATAATAAAAGACCGGTAGGTAGACCACGTTTAGAAGAAACGATGAACCCTGAATGGTATAACATAATAATTGAAGCAGGAAGAGACGGAAAACATATTACACAATTCTTAATTGAGTTGGGAATATCATGGGAGGGACATGGCAATTTATTAAAAAGAAACAAGAAATATAATGAGGCATTCAATGAGTATCAAAAATTGTGTGAGCAATGGTGGTTTGAAAGAGCTCACCAAGCAATTGAATCAGGTGAATCTAACAAGTTCAATCAGAGGTTGTGGACTATCATTATGAAAAACAAGTTTAAGAACAATTGGCAAGACGAGAAACAGGTAGATATCACAAGTAAGGGAGATAAATTAAATCCATCTGAGAACACAATTCAGATTGAAATAATCCGTAAAAATATTGAAGATGAAAGTACACAGTAAAAATGGTAAGAAATCTTATGAGTATAACTATAAAATGATTCCTATCTATAGTGATACTAAAGAACAACTCAAGGAACACTGCAAGAAAAAAAACATGACCTATACAGAGGTAATAAAAGAGTGGTTGGATAAAAAGAATAATTAACCAAATCTATAATGAGAATATTACAAGGTGATTGTTTTGAGTTGATTAAGGAACTACCAAATAACTCTGTTGATTTAGTTATCACATCCCCACCTTATGCGGATATTGTTAACTATGGTAAGAACATTTCAATTAAGAAACCACAAGATTATTGTGATTGGATATTACCCCTTTTTAATGAGATATACCGAGTTCTAAAACCATCAGGGTCATTCATCCTTAACATAAACGACAATTGTGATAAGGGGTTAAGAAATCCATTTGTTTATGAGTTAATCTATCGTAGTCAAAAGGAATCCAAATTAAAGTTCTACGACACTTATATCTGGCACAAACGAAATGGAATACCAAATGGGTCAAAGAAAAGATTTAGAAACAACACAGAGTTTATATTCCATTTTGTTAAAGACCAAAAGAAGTTAAAGTTCCATATGGATAGGGTTATGGAAGATGGGGCTGATTCATATAATGAAAGAAAAAAATACGCTTGGAGAGTGGCTAATCACGGATTTACAGAAGATGGTGTTAGATTAGATAAAAAATATATTGATGGTAGTAATTTACCTGATTTAGTTAGACCAGATAATGTATTCAGGTTTCCAACAGCAGGACAAGCAAGGGATAATACCATTAGACACCCCGCACCTTATCACAAAGAATTACCCACATATTTCATCAATTTACTAACAGATGAAGGTGATGTAATCCTTGATGTTTTTAGTGGAATAGGCACCACAGGATTGGGTTGTAATAACAGAAAATACATCGGTATGGAACTCAATGAGAAATACGCAGAGTTCTCAAAGAAAAGATTAAATGGTGAAGAATTGTAATAAAATAATGAATGACTAAAATCCAAACCACACGAGTGTTCGAAGACCTGATAAACACAGACAAAAGAATTTGTGTATTTCAAGGTTCATCTCGTGCATCTAAGACGTATAACATTTTAATTTATTGGGTTTACAGATTACTACAAGAGAATAACAAAACTCTCTCTATTGTAAGAAAAACCCTACCAGCATTGAAGGGTTCTGTATTAAGAGACTTAAAAGAAATCTTAATTAACTTTGATGTGTATGACCCAAACAAATGGCATTCATCTGATGGATATTATCAATTGGGTTCAAATATGATTGAGTGGTTTAGTGTTGATGATGAAACAAAATTAAGGGGACGCAAAAGAGATTACTTGTTTATGAACGAGGCAACTGAAATCTCTGAAGAAGAATATACCCAACTAATTTTAAGAACATCAGACCGAGTTGTAATTGATTTGAACCCCTCATTATGGAACTCATGGATTTATGACTTAGAAGGTAAGGATGATGTGTTCTACACAATTATAACATATACCGACAATCCATTTTTATCTAAGATTCAGATTAAAGAAATTGAGAAACTACAATTCAGAGACCAAAACTTATGGAGGGTATTTGGTCTTGGACAAAAAGGTGTACCAACCAGAGTAGTATTCAATCACCAACAAGTATGTGATGAGATTCCAATTGATGCAAAGTTACTTGGATACGGAATTGACTTTGGATGGTCTGACCCAAATACTTTGATTGCGGTATATAAACAAGATGAAAATATTTATTGTGATGAATTGTTGTATTTGAGACATACAACATTACCTGATTTTATCTATAAGATTAAAGACTTAGAAATTAACCTAAGAGATGATTTTATTTGTGATAGTCAAAAACCTGAAGCCATTGAGGAAATGAGAAGAAACGGGATAAACAGTAAATCAGTTAAAAAAGGAACAATCTTACATGGGATTGATTTAATTAAACGACACAACTTATTTGTTACACCAACTTCAATAAATTTAATAAATGAATTAAACTCCTATATTTGGAAACAAGATAAGAATCTAAAAAACTTGGATGAACCCATTGATAATTTCAACCACTGTATTGACCCGATTCGTTATATCCTTGAAATGAAGATAGGTAAAAAACAAAAGAAATTCGCATTTGTATGATAGAAGTAGTAATTGATGACCAAGTAATTAAGGTCAATCCAAAATTAACGATTGATAAATATCAAAAGATACAGGGAAATACTATTAAGTATTCCAAGCCAGAAGAGATACTTGCTTTGTATTTGGGAGTATCCGTAGATGAGTTGAAAGATTTACCTGCAGAAAAAATTAAGTTTGTTGAATCAGCATTATCAAACCACATCTTACAACCAAAAACAAATGAACTGGTAACCACATTTGAGTTAAGTGGAGTAACCTATGGATTGGAGAATGATTGGCAAAAAATGACATGGGGACAATGGGTAGACCTTGAGGTATATTCTCAATCAGATAAGTTGTTAGAGAATATCCACTTGATTATGTCACTCCTATACAGACCAGTTAAAAGTGAAAATGGAACAAAATATAAATTGGAAAAGTTTAAGTCAGTAGATGTAATCGAAAGGTCAGAACTCTTTAAATTAAACTTACCTGTGGAAATGTGGTTTGGAGTCTCAAGTTTTTTTTTGCACACATTAAACGAATACATAGCTCGTACAGACACTTCTTTGAAAGTGAAGATGAAGATAGAGAACCACCTGAAACCGATACTGAAGATACTACCCAAATGGCTCCATCCGAAGCCACTGCGAGATTCTATTTTCAACTAACTTATCAACTCGCAAGTGAAGACATTACCAAAATAGAACAACTCAATGATTTGAATCTATATTTATGTTTGACGACAGGAGCATTAATTAAAGACAGGATTATTCAACAACAAAACGAACTTAAAAAAATGAAGAAATAAATGACTAATATAATGAACCAATATACCACCTTCCATAAGGTGTTAGATTACTTACAATATTTTCAGGAACAAGCTCCAATGTTAAACACATTTGGTTATGGAAACTTGGTGGATTTTGGAAAGAATATTTCAGGTTCATCTGTGAACTATCCATTCTTATTTGTGGTTCCTCAAGCAATAGAGTATCAGGAGAACATGACAATATATTCTGTTACGATGATTTTTGCTGACATCTTAAATTGGGACTTATCCAATGAAAAGGATTGTGTATCCGACATGAGCATGGAAGCCAAGAGATTCTTAGCCTACTTGAAGTTTGGTTTAAATACCTCACCAATATTATTTGACAACTTGGATGTGAATATGCCAGTTCAGGCAATCCCATTCTTTGAGAGATTTGGAGACCATGTGGCAGGAGTTGCAATGGAAGTCCCTTTGATTGTATATGATACATTAGATTCGTGTGATTACTATCCAACACCAACCCCCACTAATACTTCAACAACTACTCCAACTCCAACCGTAACACCAACTCCAACCGTAACACCAAGTTAAGATGGCACAAGCACCTGATGACATATTGAGAATGTTGGGAGATGTTATTGAAGAAAACATCAAGCTTCAACTATTAAAACCTCGTCAATCACGAGGATTTGATGGTAAGAGCAAAACACCAGGAGCAGTAAACAATCGTGTTTATACCGGTAGATTATTAGATGCCACTAAGGTTAGTTGGAATAGAGACGAAGATGGAAATGTTGATATGGTTCTTGAGTTTCCTGGAGCACCTGAATGGCAAGTTGTAAATCAAGGACGTAGAGGTAAGAAACAATCTCCTACATTCAAGTATCCACCACTTGCAATAATAGCCACTTGGTCAAGAACAAGAAGTTCAATCCCACAATTTAGAGATAAAAAGGGGAGGTTTATGTCCAACGATGATAGAGCATTTTTAATACAAAGAAGTATAGGTGAATTGGGTATTGCCCCAACCTTCTTTATTCAAGAAGCAATTAAACAATCAATGGATGACATATCAAAAACTTTTGGTATCTATGGTAGAGCATTTATTGAAGAGATTATAAGACAAAAAATAACAGTTAGAACAGGAATACAATGAGTATATTTTATAACGCAACACCAGCAGAATTTCAACCCGTATTATCAGATGGTATATATTTTACATTATCATCGGATACATACAATCCGTTAAGTACATTTAAGTTCAAATTTAACTATGAGCTGTATGTTGAAGACTTATTGGTATTTGAAGGTAAGTGTACACCAAACCCTTATGGACTTGGGATATTGGATTTACAACAAATCCTTGAGACCTACACAGATTCATTACCCCTATCATATTGGGACACAACTCCAATTTATACACACCAAACATTTCCATTCTCAAGACCTTTAAATACAGAAACTATAAGTTATTATGTAAAGACTGGTTATGAATTTGCAGATTCAGCATTAGGGTCAATCTCAGGATTTACAGGATATGGAAACGCCTTAGGACCACCAGAAGTTCAGAGTCTTCCTTACAAAGTATTTCGTTCAACAATGGGAGTAAATCCCAAAGCCACACAACAAAGTTTTAACATAGGTCAATTTGTATTATCAGGAACTCCTGTAGGAACAAATCCAACCACATCTAACTTATTCCTAACAAACGCTCCAAGAACATTGGATGTTTTAGAAGATGACTATTTTACATTAGGGTTCACAAACTATTATCTTTGGTCTGGTGGAACAAC